CAAAAAACCTATTGACAAATCGTTCCGAATGTGGTATCATATTAGTGTCCTAAAAGACACAAACACAAAAACAGGAGGTTAAACATGGACAAAGCATTACTTGAATACGAAATGAAGAAAAAGGGCGTCTCAATCGGACAAATGTGCGAGATAATCGGAATTTCCCGCTCTGCATTTCATAGAAAGTGTAATGGCACTTCGGAATTTACCCAGAGCGAGATTCAGACCATTGTAGATTACCTACAACTCGAATCCCCTATGGGTATTTTTTTTAGCAATCAAGTGTCCTAAAAGACACAAATCGAAGGAGAAAAGAAATGAAGGGAAAGAAAATGAGCGTGGAGGACTGCATAAAGGTTCTTGAGAATATCAAGGAGCGCGGGGAGGCTTATCCCGAAGCTTATCTCCACTTCACAAAAGAATATTGCGAGAAGCTCGCAGAAGTCGAGGCTCTCGCAATAGACACGGTTATTTCAATACTTCGAAATCGGGAGTAACGGACTTTCCGATCTCGGGGCGGTATCCGCTGTTGAACATCAGAGTGACGGCAGCTCGGCACTTTTGGCACAGATCCGATGCTGCGAAATTCTCACAGCCGTTTACCGGCAGAACGAATTTTTCCCCGCTTGGAAGATCTACCGCATTGATCTCCATTGGGCGAAGATTGTTATCCGCAGGGCACACGATATTAACCGTAAATCGGTTTTTATCAAGGCTCATACAATCGCCTCCTTTCGAGGAGCATTATATCACAAAAATATGAGGAAATTGTTATGAAACAGAAAGATTACGGGCTCACCGACGAGCAGGTCGAGGCGGAGATCGCGAGGCTGACGGCTTCCGAGGCTGTGAAGCTTGCGCGGTATGAGGAAAAGCTTCGGTACCGCCGCAGACAGTACCTATATAAGCTGCGTGACCTTGAGAAGAAGGGCAAGGCGCTTATGAAATCAGGAATCACGCGAGACGTTCTTGAAGATCAGTTCCAAGAATGTGACGAGGAGGTTTAACGGATATGGATACTTCTCAAAACAATATGACCATTGAAGAGGCGTCAAGGCTGATGGGCGTTTCAAGGCAGTTTATTCGGGTAGGATTGCAGAAAGGCATATTACCCTTTGGTTATGCGGTGCAAGTCTCCGCAGGAAGATTTACCTATTTTATCAGCAGACAAAAATTTTTTGAACATACAGGAATAGGAGAAACAAAATGTTCTACCTGATGGATTATTCAGCTGACGTTAAATTTTTGATTTATTGCGGCATTTTGCTTGCGATCATACTCGGCATACTCGTTGTCACGGCTATTATCGAGGCTGTTGCAGAGAGAAGAGAACGTGCCGAGGAGCGCCGCAGAGCTTGCAAGCGTTCGGGTGCCGCGATCAGACCGGCGAGAAGATATTGAGGAGGCATACCAATGACTATTAATGACAAATACGCGGAGATCATTATTCACGCTCTTTCGGAGATCATCAAAGAGCTTAAGATGGAAAACTTCTTGAAGGACGCGGAGATCGAACAGCTCCGCGAGAGAGTGGCACAGCTTGAAAAGATCGCGAGGGGGCAGGGCGATGTTTAAGATCGAAGATCAATGCTGCGGTTGTGCAGCTCCCGGTTATCCTTGCGAGGGAGAAGCTTGTCCGCGCCGACACGTCAAGGTCTACTATTGCGACCATTGCGGCGCAGAGCTTGACGAGGTATATGAGGTTGACGGCGAGGATCTTTGCGAGGACTGCCTCAAAAAGATGTTTTTGAAGGAGATTGATTGATATGGCAAATTTTGAATCGGGATGCAGTGGCTTTGTAAAAGCCTATGCGGTGGTACAAGTTGGTTTCCCAATAGATTGGAGAGGCAACGCAGAGATTGCTTGCAAACATTGCAATTTTTTCATCAGAGCTACGCAGAGATGCGCGCTCAATCAGGAAGTAGTAAACTTTCCCGACAAATACGTCGGACAATACTGTCCTTTAGAGATTGTTGAAGAAAACGAAGGAGAAAACGAAAATGTGTAAATTCAGATATTTACGCGCGGACGAGATCGAGTGCCGCGTGCAGAGCGTGAAGGAGAACGGCTTGGTGCTGCTTCTTTATAAGGACGCTCGAGTGGATATGAACATTCTTGACGAGACGGTAGGCTCGTCTAACTGGCAGCGAGAGCATTATGAGTGCAAGGGTAATCTTTTCTGCCGAGTCGGTATCGGTATTTCCCGACAGAACGGTGAGAGCGAATGGGTGTGGAAGTCTGACTGCGGCACCGAGAGCAACACCGAGGCACAGAAGGGCGAGGCTTCCGATTCATTCAAGAGAGCTTGCTTCAATTGGGGTATAGGAAGAGAGCTTTATACCGCGCCGTTCACTTGGATTCCTGCTGACAAGTGCAATATCAAGAACGGCAAGTGTTATGACAAGTTTATCGTAGAGAAGATCATCATTGAAAACAAGCAGATTTCTGCGGTTGCGATCTATAACGAAACAAAGAAATGCCGTGCTTTTGTATGGCAGAAGGAAAAGGTATGAAAGCCACAGGCAAGATAGTCGGTGCAAATATCGACTTCAAGACCGGAAAGCCTGTATTGATGCTTGAGATCAACGAGAGAGGTGACTTCGAGCAGATCGTTGACGATCTGAAGGACAAGGACAAGCTCACGATTGAGATCAAGCAGTATAAGGAGCGCAGGAGCCTTGATGCCAATGCTTACTTTTGGGTATTGTGCGATAGACTTGCCACGGCGTTACAGAAAAGCAAGACAGAGATATACCGAGAGTATATCAAGGATATCGGCGGTGTCAGCGAGACCGTGTGCGTCAAAAATGCGGCTGTGGAGCGACTTTGTGAGGGCTGGTCGAAGAATGGCATAGGTTGGCAAACAGAGACCTTCACGAGCAAAATTGAGGGCTGTACGAATGTTGTTCTCTATTACGGTTCGAGCACGTTCTCGACGGCACAAATGTCTATGCTCCTCGACTTGGTTATTCAGGACTGCCACGAGCAGGGCATAGTCACCGATACACCCGAGCAGATTGCCGAGATGAAAGCAAGGTGGGGCGATGGATAGCATTATTCAAAATAACCCGCACCGTTGCTTTATCTGCGGCTCTCATAGAGACCTTGAATGGCATCACGTATTCGGCGGAGCTATGAGGGACAAGTCGGAGAAATACGGCTTGAAGGTAAGGCTTTGCCATTACTGTCACAACGAGCCGCCGAACGGAGTGCATCAGAATAGGCGCGTTCGGTTTCAGCTTCAAGCTTACGTACAAGGCAAGGCTATGGAGCATTACGGCTGGACGGTTGAGGACTTTCGAAAGGAGTTTTACAAGAGCTATGTATAAGAACAAATACGGAAATCGTAAGATCACGCGCGACGGAGAGACTTTTGACAGCCTCAAAGAGTATCGCAGATATACTGAATTGCTCCTTCTCGAGAGGGCGGGAGCTATTCAGGATCTGAGGCGTCAGGTAGATTTTGAGCTGGTACCGGCGTTTTACGAGGACGTTTATACGGGCGAGTATTACAAGCGCGGCGACCGTATGGGTGAGCCTAAAATGAAACGTGTATGCGTTGAAAAGGCTGTTGTCTATTATGCCGATTTTACTTACCGCCAAAACGGCGAGTACATCGTTGAAGATACCAAGGGATTTAAGACGCCGGAGTATGTGATAAAGCGAAAGCTGATGCTTCACGTACACGGAATTCGCATAAAAGAGTTATAAACTGTTGTGGAAAACTCTGTGGAAAACCTTGTGGAAAACTTCAGCGAGCGTGCAGAGTTTGAACGATTAGAGTGCAAATTTTTTCAAACAGCGTTCAAACAGCTCACGTTTAGCATTCAAACAGAGTGCAAACAGCGATCAAACAGCATTCAAACAGCTTCAAAAATTTTTTGAAAAAATTCAAAAAGGAGGTGGAAATAAATGCCAGTCGAAAGAAAGCAATTTACATTTTACAAGTCATACTATGATGCGATATCCGAATTACCTAAAAAAGATCAGGCAGCTCTGATACTCGCTGTATGTGCCTATGCTCTATACGAAATACCCCCAAAAGGCTTATCTATTGCGGCTTCTACGGCATTTAAGCTCATTAAACCAACTCTTGACTCGGGACGCAAAAAGGCTGAAAACGGCGCTCTCGGTGGACAAGCAAACGGCAAGCAAACCGTAAGCAAAACGGAAGCAAACGCGAAGCAAAACGTAAGCAAACCGAAAGCAAAGTGCAAGCAAGGGGAAAGCGCAAGCGAGAAAGAGATAGAGAAAGAGAAAGAGATTGAGTATGAGGTAGAGGTAGAGGCAGAGGGGAAATCCCAAGCTGACGGCGACGACGGCGGCGACCGCGAAATAAAAATTATGGGCGGCAAGCTTGGCAAGAACGTGGTCAGACTCTCGAATGCTCAATCGGACGCTTTGCTCGAAAAGATCGGTTTTGATATGTATAACCATTACGTTGAACGGTTGGCAAATTATATTATCGATACCGGCGCAGTTATTCATAACCACTACGAGACGATCCTTAAGTGGTGGGAAGAGGACCGGAAGGTATAGGAGGTAGAGTTATGGATGTTGAAAAAGAAAAACGTGCGATACAGTATCTTAAATCGTTTGAGCCGGAGAGCGAGCCTTATTATCTCTGCTACTCGGGCGGCAAGGACAGCGATGCGATCCGTATTCTTGCGTCGCTTGCGCAGGTGAAACACGACATAGTGAATAACCATACTACCGTGGACGCACCCGAGACGGTGAGATACATACGCACGATACCTAATGTTCAAATAGAATACCCGAAAGAAACTATGTGGCAGATGATAGTGCGCAAAGGGCTTCCGCCTACAAGGCTTATGCGCTACTGCTGTACTGGACTCAAAGAGCACGGAGGCAAGGGCAGAGTTAAGATTACGGGCGTAAGAAAAGAGGAAAGCGTGCGGCGAGCTGCCAACAGTGAGCTTGTTCAAATAATCGGCAAGCCCAAGATGACAGAGAAAACCGCAAACGAATTGGGCGTTGATTACCAAATCAACCCTAAAGGCGGCATTGTTCTTAATGATGATAATGACGAGTCTCGAAGATTCGTAGAGCGTTGCTACCGCACGACGTCCACGATGGTAAATCCGATTATTGATTGGACTACGTCTGATGTATGGGAATTTTTGCGTTACTATGGTTGCGAAGGGAATCCACTTTATCAATGTGGATTCAGCAGAATCGGGTGTATCGGTTGTCCTATGGGCGGTCCTAAGTCGATGAAGAGGGAATTTGCCCTGTACCCCAAATACAAAGAAAACTATATACGCGCGTTTGACCGAATGATAGCAAAGCGTGTCGAGGACGGCAAGCCTACACAATGGGAGTCGGGCGAAGAGGTGCTCAAGTGGTGGGTCGGCGACGATCCTATGCAGCTCACGCTCGATGACTATGACGAAGATTGGTATATACCGTAAGAAAGGAAGTATTCATTATGGCTAAAAAGACAACTCAAAGAGACATTATCCTATGGCATTTACAGAATGTCGGTACGCTTACGAGGGCGCAGGCTATGGGCGAATACGGAATTGTTGAGCTGCCGGCGCGAATAGTTGAGCTGAAGAGGCTCGGTTACAAGATCACCAGCGAGAGGGGAACGTCCACCAATCGCTTTGGCAAGGTGCATTTCAATATTTACAAGCTGGAGGAAGCGCAGTAATGGAAAGCCCCTGCCATCATTGCCCGAAATGTCCCTGCAAGGAGCACGACACTTGCGGGGAATATCAAAAATATCGTGCCGCGATCGATAAAATGAAAAAACAAAAGATCTCCGATAAGGTGACTAAAGATATGGCTATCAGGGGGATCGAAAGATGCAAGAAATGGAGAAATAGAAAACAATGAGTAATCTCAGTCTTAACAAAGTAATTCTCTGCGGCAGACTTACCGCAGACGTGGAACTCAAGCAAACACCAAGCGGTGTTGCAGTATGCTCTTTCAATCTTGCGGTCAACCGTAAGTATCAGAAAGAAGGCGAGGGGCAGGCAGCAGATTTTATCAGCTGCGTTGCGTGGAGACAGCGTGCGGAATTTATCGCAAAGTATTTCAAGAAGGGATCGTCCCTTTGTATCACAGGCGAGCTTCAGACGCGCCAGTACACCGATAAGAACGGCGCAAAGCGCAATGCGACCGAAGTAATGGTTGAGGACGCTTTCTTTGTTGACGGCAAAGGTGAGGGCTCCAAGGCACCCGCAGAGCCAGCAGCACCGGAATATACTGCGGCTGCGGAAGAATTTATGATTATCAAAGACGAAGATGATCTGCCCTTCTGAAAGGAGAAAAGGAAATGACAGACCACGAAATTATTAAATTAGCCGAGCGCTGTGTAGCGGGCGAGTGTACGGATTGCCCCTATTCGAACGAAGATTGCCCCGACGTGCTTGAAAGAACCCTCGCAATTGCAAAGCGACTGAAAGCGCAGCTTGAGCAGCCTGTAACTGCTGGAGAAGAACGCGCCGTTATGCCGGACTACGAACGAAAGTGCAGCGAACTCGAAGCGGATATTCGCTCACTCACATTTGAGCGTGACTGTGTAAATGCTGAACTCGCTAATACGCAGACAGAACTTGCATTTCTCCGTGCAGTAAAAGCAACCGCCGAAGCATTTCTCGGCAGAAAGATTGAAGGTTAAGGAATGAAAAGAATCTTAATCAAGTATACGCACTATTATAACGGCACTTTTGCGTGGAATAGTGTAGGCAAAACCGTATTCCTCACCAAAGAGGAAGCCGAAAAAGCACTTGCGGAAAGAGAGGGTAAGTGATGCCTTTAAGTTTTATGACAAAATCCTTTGAAAAAATCATAGAGGATAAAGACATAAAAGCGGGACTTGAATATCTACTTCAAAGAGCAAGCACTATCAGAGAATTGCAAATTATTGCAATGATTTCACGGATGCTTGTTGCGGAAGTAGAAATGAGAAACAGCCTTATAGAATTGCTTCAAGACAACGGCTATCTTGATGTGCTTAATGACGAGCATTGGTTGTTAGCAGCCGAACAGCTTATCGCAGGGGGCGTTATTGTGTTACCCCCCTCGGAAAGGAGCGGGGAATGAAAGAAACCGAATTGAGATTATATGCCGCAAGAGATACGGCTACGGGTAAGTTAGTGTCCGACATTACAAACCCAAGGCGAAAATATTGGGACAAGCGAGGTAATGCCGTGAGTGCTATTGATTGCTACAACAGAGGATATGCGAACAGAAAGCTTCCCTATAGTGCCAACAAAGGCGAACACGGAACGCTTGAGTTAGTTACCTTTCGACTTGTAGAGGTGGAAGATGAAAACAACTGAATTAAAGCCGTGTCCGTTCTGCGGCGGTGAAGCAAACCTTGTAAAGCGGAAATTTAAGACGGGATTTTATCCAAGCGGTGGAACATATTATGTGCATTGTAAAGAGTGCTTAATAACCACCCAACCAAGACGGAAAGCGGAAGATGTTATCGAAGCTTGGAACAGGAGGGCAGACAAATGAAAGTCAGAGTACCTAAACCGTGGGAGAAGTTATCCCCGCGAGATCAGGAGAAGCTGAAGGAGTTCACAAAAGGAGTTGCGCTTGAAGCTGCGGAGAGGCAGATAGAGATCGACGGCAGAATAATGCTTGACATTTATATCAAAATGGCTTGCCTTGTATTGCACGATGCTTTCGGCTTCGGTGAGAAGCGGCTCACAATGTATATTGGCAACCACAAGAGGCTGTTCCACCGGCAGGCAAAGCTCGTTGCGAGGAACGAACAGCTTCAGTACCTCGATCAGCGTATGGCAGAGATATTCCCGAAGGGCGGCTTCCCGCAGAAGTTCATCGACGATATGCTCGGTGAGACTGTGACGGCAGAAGCGGAGGAGGATATCTATGGGTAAAGAAGACGTTTATGGACTAACCGAGAAGAAATGCCCGGTATGTGGTAAGGTGTTCATACCCGCGCCGATGCACGTATACAAGCGAAAGTATGGCACCGGCGGTCATATGAAGTGGCTATGCTCTTATCATTGTATGCTTGCGTGGGATAAGGCACACCCGCGAAACTACACGACGATGAATTAAAAGGAGTGATACAAATTGAAAGTAGGTCTGATAGACGTTGATGGGCATAATTTCCCGAATCTCGCCTTAATGAAGATCTCCGCGTGGCACAAAGCGCAGGGCGATACTGTTGAGTGGTGCTTACCGATAGATCGTTACGACCTCGTATATCAGAGCAAGGTATTCGATGATACGTATTCACCCGATATTGATTGGTATCCGCAGGCTGACAAGATCATTAAGGGCGGCACCGGTTACGGGCTCGACAACAAGCTTCCCTACGAGATCGAGCATATTTATCCCGATTACAGCATTTATCCCGAACTCACAAAGGACACGGCTTACGGTTTCCTTACGAGAGGCTGCCCGCGAGCTTGCAAATTCTGCATTGTGGCGGGCAAGGAGGGGCGGCGATCAATAAAGGTCGCCGATCTCTCGGAGTTTTGGAGAGGGCAGAAGAAGATAGTGCTCCTCGATCCTAATATTCTCGCTTGCAGAGAACACCCGGATTTGCTCACACAGCTTATTGAGAGTAAGGCTTGGGTAGATATCAATCAAGGGCTTGACATACGAATGACCAACGAGCGCAATATTGACCTCATAAATCGAATAAAGGTCAAGGAGATACACTTCGCTTGGGATAATCCCGAGGACGATCTGAAGCCTTATTTCGAGCGTTACAGAAGCCTTTCAAAGCATAAGCCTCACGGTCATTGGGGAACGGTTTACTGCCTTACGAACTTCGGAAGCACTATGGAGGAAAACCTATATCGTATTTATACTCTGCGTGATATGGAGTTTGACCCTTATGTGATGGTGTACGATAAGCCAAACGCGCCAAAAGAAATAAAGGATTTGCAACGATGGTGTAATAACCGAAAGATATTCAGGTCTTGCGAAAGATTTGAGGACTACAAAAAATAAAAGGAGTGATACGGTTGTCAGGATATGTATCGAAATACGTAGTATGTCCCTATTATCACAGGCACGAGAATAACCGTATATGCTGTGAAGGGACAGACGAAACAAACACACTCAACCTTGTATTCGGCGACACTAAAGAGCTGAAAGCATACGGCAAGCGCTATTGCAACGATCTTAAGACGTGCCAGCGCTGTATGATCTATAAGGCACTTGATCGCAAGTACAAGGAACAAGAGGGGGGCTGAAAAAGCCTCCCATCTTTTTTTGAAATTTTGTGCAGGGGGGTGGGTTTAGTTTTCGATAATCGGGGTGATATAATTAAGCCATAATGCAGAAAGGAGTATTTCCTGTGTGGCGGATTGGAATGCTATTCGACAAGATTATATCACGGACGAGTCTTCTTCATACAGGAAGCTCGCGCAGAAATACGGCTTATCGTACACATCGATAGGCGATAAGGCTCGTAAAGAGGGTTGGGCGGAACAACGCGCACAATACTTGAACGAAACACTATCAAAAAGTATAAATGCCATTGGCAAGGCACAAGCAAAGCGTGCTGAGAGGGTCGTGAGCGTTGCTGACAAGCTTCTCACGAAGATCGAGGCTGCTATTGACAATTACGACGGTGAGGCTCTTATAGCCAATCCTCAAGCTCTCAAGCACATCACGGGTGCACTCAAGGATATCAAGGACATTCAGATGATTAAGTCTGACAGCGATCTCCAGGAGCAGGAGGCGCGGATTGCTAACCTCAGGCGGCAGGCAGAGAAAGACGAAAAGACGGATACCACGGTTATTGTTGAGTTTGAAGGAGAGACGGGGCAATGGAGCAAGTAATTTGGAAGCCGGTTGTGGGCTTTGAAGATCGCTATGTTGTCAGCAACGAGGGCGAGGTCAAGAGCCTTGATATTTATGTAAATTACAGATACGGCAAGAGGCTCTATAAGGGCAGAGTCAAGCCGACTCGCAAGAACAACAGAGGATACGTCACGGTCTCTCTTTGCAAGGATAATAAGTCGTACACCTGCCTTGTGCACCGCCTTGTTGCGGAGGCGTTTGTTGAGAATGCGGAGAATAAACCTCAAGTCAATCACATCGACGGCAACGTTGAGAACAACTGTGCCGATAACCTCGAATGGACAACCGATAACGAGAACAAAGCACACAGCGGAGTTGAAGTTGGAGGCACACAGAGACCCAAGAGAGGCGTTGTAGTGACCAATGAAACCACAGGCGAGATCTTCTGCTTTGAAGGACTCCGAGAGGCAGAGAGGGCGCTGTGCCTTGATCACGGCACGGTTATGAAGGTCTTGCGCGGCGAGCAGAGAGTCCATAGAGGCTACACGATCTCCTATGTGGAGGAGGTGATGCCTGATGCCGACATTGACAATGCCAAGACCGAGTGAGAAGCAGAAGCTGTTTCTCGCGGCTGATAAAAAGTATATTGCCTTTGGCGGTGCCTAAGTAAGAGGCGGCGGCAAGAGTTTTGCTGTAAGAATGAAAGCGAGCCTTTTGTGTCTGAATTATCCCGGTATTAAGTGTATGATCATTCGTAAGACATACCCCGAGCTTACCGAGAACCATATAAATCCTATGTGTGAGCTGCTTAAATGCTATCACACAGACAAAAGTGAGAGGATCGCAACTTACAACGACTCCAAAAAGAATATTACCTTCCCCAACGGCAGCAGAATCTTGTTCCGATACTGCGACAACGAGAAGGACGCGGAGAGATTTCAGGGCACAGAGGTTGACGTTCTCTTCATAGATGAGGCGACTCATCAAAGCGAGGAGAAGATGAAAAAGCTCACCGCTTGCGTTCGTGGAGTAAATAATTTCCCAAAAAGGATCTATCTTACTTGCAACCCCGGCAACGAGGGACACCAATGGGTAAAGAGATTATTCATAGATAAGCAATACAAAGAGGGCGAAAACCCCGAGGACTATATGTTTATACAGTCATTGGTAACGGATAACAAAGCCCTGTTGGCTTCGCAGCCCGATTACATAAAACAGCTGGAAGCACTCCCTCCGAAGCTCCGCAAAGCGTGGCTTGAGGGAGATTGGAATATTTTCGAAGGGCAGTTCTTTGAGGACTTCCGAGCTACTCCCGACGTTAAGATGTGCGCAGAGGCGGGCATTACTCCCGAGGAGGCGCTTGCACAGAGGCGGTTTACTCACGTTATCGAGCCTTTTGATCTTAACAGCGGCGAATGCAGAGGTTGGAAGATAATGCGCTCATACGACTTTGGCTACAACAAGCCGTTTTCCCTTGGCTATTGGGCGGTTGACTATGATGGGGTATTATATCGCATTATGGAGATGTACGGCTGCACACAGACGCCTGACGAGGGCGTGAAGTGGTCTCCCGACGAACAGTTCCGCAGGATCAGCGAATTTGAGAGGGAGCACCCGTGGCTGAAGAACCGCAAGATCGTTGACAGCATTGCAGACCCTGCGATATGGGACGCGAGCCGAGGCGAGAGCATTGCGGAGACCGCAGAGAGGTACGGTATATACTTCTCACCGGGCGATCACGAGCGCATACCGGGGTGGATGCAAGTGCATTACCGCTTCCAATTTGACGCAAACGGCTACCCGCGTATGTACGTGTTCAACAACTGCAAGGCGTTCATACGCACGATCCCCCTTATGATGTACTCGGAGACGCACCCCGAGGACATTGACACGAAGCTCGAGGACCATTGCCCCGACGAGGTGCGCTATATGTGTATGTCGCGCCCGGTAACACCTATTGTGCCGATCAAGCGCGAGCCTATCGTTACAGACCCGCTGAATCAGTTCAGCGAGAAGCAGCACAGACGAGGCTATATTTGAGAGAGGAGAACTCGATGGAAATAGAACAGAAACCTACTACTCCCGCAGGCGGGGCGGCTATGATCGGTCCCGAACAGCTTAAAACCTTCCTCAAGGTTCTTGAAGAGTACAAGTCAGGCAAGACAAGGACCGAGATGCGTATCGTAGCATCAGAGAAATGGTGGAAGCTCCGCAACTCCGAGGAGGAAGAGAAGGAAACCAACATAGGAGCTGACGGCGGCTACAAGAGCGTATCGGGCTGGCTTCATAACGTGCTTGTATCAAAGCACGCTGACGCTATGGAAGCTTACCCCGAGCCTAACATACTCCCGCGTGAGAGCGGTGACAGAGGCGAGGCGCGTATGCTGTCCTCGATTATCCCTTGTGTGCTTGAACAGAACCACTTTGAGGATACCTATTCCGACGTTATGTGGCAGAAGGTCAAGACCGGCACGGGCGTTTATAAGGTCGTTTGGGATAAATCGAAGCTCAACGGACTCGGTGATATAAGTGTAGAGAAGGTCAACCTTCTCAATATCTATTGGGAGCCGGGTATTACCGACATTCAGCGCAGCCGTTATTTCTTCCATACCGAGCTTTACGACAAGGACGTGCTCGAACAGCGTTACCCCGAGCTTGAGGGCAAGCTGAAAGGTCAGTCCTTTGTCAGTACCAAGTTCCTTTACGACGATCACGTAAACACCGAGAACAAGCACACGGTTATTGACGTTTACTATCACAAGTACGTGCAGGGCAGAAAGACGGTGCAGTATTGCAAGTTCGTTGGTGACGTTGTCCTTTACGCTACCGAGAACGACCCCGAAATGGCTATGCGCGGTCTTTACGATCACGGTATGTACCCTTACGTATTCGACGCGCTGTTCCCGATCGAGGGCTCGCCTTGCGGTTATGGCTACGTTGATCTCTGCCGCAATCCGCAGACAACGATTGACTTGCTTAATACAAGCTTTGTCAAGAATGCTATGGTGGGTGCGACGCCGCGTTATTTCTCGCGTGGTGAGGGCTCGGTGAATGAGCAGGAGTTCCTTGATCTTTCCAAGCCTCTTGTACACGTCACAAACGCCTCCGAGGACGCTCTGCGACGCATAGAGCACAACAACCTTGACGGCGTATACGTCAACGTGCTTGACCGCACCATTCAGGAGCTGCGCGAGACCTCGGGTAACACCGAGACCAGCACGGGCAATATCAGCTCGGGTGTAACCGCCGCTTCTGCTATTGCCGCGCTTCAGCAGGCGAGTGGCAAGGGAAGCCGCGACAGCACGCAGGAGTCTTACAGAGCTTTCTCGCAGATCGTTGAGATCTGTATTGAGCTTATTCGTCAGTTCTACGATATGCCGCGTCAGTTCCGCATACTCGGTCAGTATGGCGCGGAGGAGTACATAACATACATCAATCAGGGCTTGCAGCTTCAGGCGCAGGGCACCGCGTTCGGTCAGGACGGCGGCTTCCGCCTCCCCGTGTTCGATATCAAGGTATCGGCGCAGAAGAAGAACGTATATACCAAGGTGACGCAGAACGAGCTTGCGCTGCAGTTCTTCCAGCTTGGATTCTTCAACCCGCAGATGACTGATCAGGCGCTTATGTGCCTTGATATGATGGAGTTTGACGGCAAGGACGGCATTATGCAGAAGGTATCGCAGAACGGCACGATGTTCCAAAAGCTCCTTCAGTATATGCAGCTTGCGCTGACATTTGCGCAGCAGCTTGACCCGATGTCGGCAGAGGCTATCGCTCAAGATATTCTTATGACTACCGGCGGCGCGGGTGTTTCCGCTCCGGGCGGTGGCGCGGCACTTACACAGAGCAGAGCCGTGGCGGGCGATCGCGGTGGAGCGCAGGCAAAGATGAATAACGCGAGAGTTTCGTCCGCAGAGGCATCACAGCCGAGCGGCGGCAGAGTAACAAGAAAGGCGGGAAGCAGATGATAAAGGCAATTTATGAGAGAAGCAAGAACAAGCTGACGGTGGAGGGACACGCGAACAGCGGCGAACCCGGTCACGACCTGATATGTGCCTCGGCTTCGATACTCGTTTACACGCTTGCCTCGTTCGCCAAGAACACACACAAGGCAAGGCAGAACAAGAAGCTCGTAATAAAGCTTGAAGAGGGCAACGCAGAGGTATCATTTAAGGCTAAACCGCGTTTCAAGGTGGCGCTTACCCTTGTATGTGACGCGATCTGCGCGGGATTTGAGCTTCTTGCAAGGAATTACCCCGAAAATATCTCTTATGAGATCAAATTTTAACAGTATTTAAGCCTATCGCGGCTTAACATAGGACTCGCCAACCTAATTGGCAGAATATATCGGAGGATTTACTCTATGACAAACTTTAAATGGCTTAATCTTCAGCTTTTCGCGGGTGAAGGAACCGGCGGCGAGGGCGGAGAGGCAGCCGCTACGGGCGATAATATTGCGACTGCCGACGCCGGGCAGAGACTGAGGGAATTGGGTGTTCCCGATAGTGTACTTCGCAAACGGGCGAGATACGCCGCCAAAGCTCCCGAACCCACGGCAAAGACCGAGGAGGAGCCGAAAGCCGCAGAAAACACAGAGCAGGTCGCCGCTGCCGAGAACCCCACGGAAGAAAAGACCGATAATACCCCCGCTCGTATGAGTTGGGACGAGATCATGGCAGACCCCGAGTACAACAAGCAGATGCAGGCTGTTGTGCAGTCTCGCCTTAAGTCCGCAAAGGGAGCGGAGGAAGCGTTTGCCAAGTTGACGCCGGCTCTTGAGCTGTTGGCAAGAAAGTACAAGCTCGACCCCTCCAAGATGGACTATGACGCGCTTACCAAGGCGATCAGCGACGATGACTCTTACTATGAGGATAAAGCCCTTCAGATGGGTACCTCTGTTGAGACCGCGAAGAAGATCGACCAGCAGGAGCGCGACACCGCGAGACAGAAGAGGCAGGAGGCTATCACGCTGGAGGATCAGAGAATCAGGAACCACTTCATCGGCCTTGAAAATCAGGCTAAAGAAATGCAGAAGATAGTTCCCGGATTTAATCTGCAGACCGAGCTTAAAAACCCCGCTTTTCTGCGTATGACTTCGCCCAACGTCGGTATCAGCGTAAGAGACGCATATTATGCCGTACATCACGATGAGATGCAGGCGGCGGCTATGCAGGCAACTGCAAAAGCAACCGCGCAGAAGATCTCCAACAACATTCAGGCAGGACAGCGACGCCCCGACGAGAACGGTATTTCAGGTCAGGCACCTTCCGCGACCACATTCGACTACAGAAACGCCAGCCGCGAACAGAGAGAAGCCTTTAAGAAGGACCTCCGCGCGAGAATGGCACGTGGGGAGAAAGTGTATCCCGGACAGAAATAACCGCACACACGTTTCTCCTTCACAAACACACAAAATTTTTTAATTCGGAAGGAGAATTACTTATGAAGAAACTTTTCAATCTTCTCTTTGCGCAGATCTTCACTTTCCTGCGCATCAATCTTCAGCTTTTTGCTGACGCCGGCACTCTTGTAAACGCTACCGGCAACTTCGTCAACGCTTATGACGGCACCACCCAGCCTTTTGACACCACCCACACTATGGACGGCGAGCTTAAGACCTTCTATGACACCGAGCTTCTTGAGAATGCTCGTGTTGAGCTGTTCTATGCACAGTTTGCAAAGAAGCAGACCCTTCCCAAGAAGCACAGCAAGACCGTGGAGTGGAGAAAGTGGAACACCTTTGAAAAGGCTTCCAAGCTCGTTGAAGGCGTTATCCCCACCGGTCAGAAGTTCGGTATGAGTTCCAAGACCGGCTCCATCGATCAGTACGGTACCTATGCTGCTGTTACCGATCAGCTTGAGCTTCACGCTTACGATGACGTCATTCTCGGCGCTACCGAGGAAATGGGCGCTTCCGCAGCAGAGACTCAGGAAACCCTTATCCGCGACGCTCTTCTTATCAACACCAACGTTCTTTACTGCGACAACGTGACCCTCGCAGACGGCTCTATTGCAGGCACTCCCACCGTTCCCGGTGAGATGGAAGCAAGTGCTACCGTTATGAGTGTGTTCACTCCCGATATGGTCGCAAAGGCTATCACCCTTATGAAGAAGAACCGCGTGCCTACCATCAACGGTAAGTATTACGCTGTTATTCACCCCTCCGTTGCTTACGACCTCCGCAAGTCCAAGGACTGGATCGAGGCTCACAAGTATGCAAAGCCCGAAGAGATCTACAACGGCGAGATTGGTGAGATCCACGGCTGCCGCTTCATTGAGAACGTATTCGCTCCTATTCTTGACGGCGAGTACGCAAACAAGGCAGGCGGCGTAACCTACGCAACCTATATGTTCGGTAAGGACGCATTCGGTATCATCGATCCCGAGGGCGGCGCGCTTGAAATGATCGTTAAGGACAAGTCTCAGGTAGGCGGTCCTCTCAATCAGTTCAGCACCATCGGTTACAAGTTTGAGACCAACGGTGCGACTATGCTCTATTCGGAGCGTCTGCTCAGAATCATGAGCTGTTCTTCTTACAGCGCAACCGACGAAGCTAACTGATCAGTTACTCTTTGGGGGGCAAGGCTAACCCCTTGCCCCCCCTTAACAATTTATTAGGTAACCAAAAGAAAGGTAATAGGTGATTACTATGGCAACAAACAACGAAAAGCGCGTGGATCTTTACATTCCCAAGGGTGCGGCAAACGACGAGCCTAATCTGTTCATCAGCGTGAACGGCGTGGGCTATCTGCTTCCCAAGGGCAAGACAAGTAAGGTACCGCCTCACATCAAGGCAGAATACGACAGATCTGTCGCCGCGCAGAACAAGATGGACGAGCACGTGGACGAGCTGCTCGAAGCGGCTAATAAGCCCCTGCCCGGTACAGTATAAAACAAGGGGACTACGTGTCCCCTTTTTTGACAGGAGGACTACACAATGACAATTATTGAAGCGATCAACCACGTTGACAGCGTCAAGCCCAACGCATACAGCCAGCAGGAAAAGGTGCGTTGGCTTTCGACCCTTGACGGCGTGGTGAAAAGAGAGATCATAGACACACACGAGGGTGGAGAGGAAGTGACCTTTTCGGGGTATAATGACGAGACTTCGCCTATGACCGAGCTGCTTATCCCCGCGCCCTATGACGACGTATATATCCGCTATCTTGAAATGCAGATAGATTACGCCAACAACGAGTACGGCAAGTACAACAACAGCGCGGCTGAATATAACTTGGCTTTTGCAGCTTTTGAGAAGTATTACAACCGAGAGCATACGCCGAAGAGCCGAGGCTCGCGTTTCATCTTTTGACGGGAGGGTGAAACTATGAAATATTATCCGAAACTTTCCGAGCTTGCGGCAACGCGGGAAATGGTGGACGTATTCAAGGGATATAACCACAATCTGCGCATTGGCAGCGGTGAGTTTTACGATATGAAGAACCTGACTTCTAACGACTATCCCGTTCTCTCGCCCCGACCGAAGCGCGGTGTTTACGTTTCTTCGGGTACTCCGCAAGGAATGATCGCGAAGGATACGCTTTGCTACGTTGACAGCGGCGACTTTGTTATAGGCGGTGATCGCGTGTCGATGGGACTTACCATCGAGAGGGACAGCGAGGGCAACATCATTCCGAAAAACTTGATATCAATGGGCGCATACGTCATTATTATGCCCGATAAAAAATATATAAACACCTCTAATCTTCTCGATCACGGCAATATTGAGGCTTCTTTCACCACGACGGGCGCGATATCTTTCTTGCCTTGCACGCTTGAGGGCGCTGACTTGACGGTATATATTGCCGACACGGCGCAGAAGCTTGCGGAGTTTGTGAATATCAAAGACCAATATGATTATTGCCTTGATGCGACCGTGAGCCCTCACGTGCTCAAGCAGTATTCAACTTCAAGCGGAAGCCTTGAGAGTATAGCAACAACGTATATCAAAATATCCTCGCCGGGTATCGGTTCGCGCTTTGAGGTATACGACGGCGTGAAAATAGAGGGAATCGAGAACGAAACGCTCGCGGATCTCAACAACGTTATGCCGATATGGGCGAAGGGTGACGATTACATTGTCGTTACGAGTGTTCCCGCAGCAGGCATAACGCAGGAGTCGCCGATCACGGTTACAAGGCAGATGCCTAATATGGACTTTGTCATAGAGTCGGAAAACCGCTTGTGGGGCTGTCGCTATGGTAAGGCACTTAACGGCGAGATGGTAAACGAGATCTATGCCTCGAAGCTTGGTGATTTCAGAAACTGGAATTGCTTTATGGGTGTTACCACCGATTCATACGCTGTGACGGTTGGTACCGACGGAGCTTTCACGGGCGCTATTGCCTACCTTGGCTATCCTTTGTTCTTCAAAGAGGGATGTATGCACAAGATATACGGTAATTATCCCTCGAATTATCAGGTAACGACTACCTCGTGCAGAGGCGTGCAGAAGGGCTGTTCGCGCAGCCTTGCCATTGTAAACGAAACGCTGCTTTATAAGTCGAGAACGGCTGTTTGTGCCTATGACGGTGCGCTGCCTTACGAAATATCTGCGCCGCTTGGCGATATCAGATACAGCAACGCCACGGCGGGCACTATCGGAAACAAGTATTATATCTCGATGCTTGACGATAAGGCGAAATACAATCTCTTTGTATACGACGTGCTCAAGGGAATGTGGCACAGAGAGGACGACGCGCGTGCGCTTGCTTTTTGCAACAGCGGCGGCGATCTTTACTTCATTGACGTGCAGGATCATATCAAGTCGATACGAGGAACGGGTGAGCCTGAGACCGCCCCGATCGAGTGGGAAGCGACCACGGGCATTATCGGCACCGATTCACCCGACAAGAAGTATATTTCACGTCTTGACGTGCGAATGTCGCTTGTTCCCGGAGCGAGGGTATATATCTATGCGCAGTACGACTCTGTCGGCGCGTGGGAACAGTTATATGCTTCGACGGGTATTGCGCTGCGATCCTTCGCCGTTCCGATCAGACCGAGGCGCTGCGATCACTTGCGGCTTAAGATCGTTGGCGTCGGAGAGGCAAAGATCTATTCGATATGCAAAACCATTGAGCAGGGGAGTGACGTCTGATGGCTTATTTCATTAAACCGCCGCAGATAAACGGCATTAGCGAAAAGGAGCAGCTTGCACAGGTACATCAATATCTATATCAGCTATCGGAGCAGCTGAGCTGGATGCTGAATGACCTTGAAGCGGGAAAGACGGTTGTATACAATACCCCGAAAAGCCTTGCGAATACAGAAAAGGCGAACGCACCGGCTACCTTTGGAGATATCAAGGGTCTTATTATGAACTCCACGGATATTTACAATGCCTATGAGGAGCGTATTATCAAGTCAGCGGCGATCTTTGCCGCTTACGAAAAGCGGATAATTGATTCGAAAAAGATATTTGAGGCTTATGAGGATCTTATTATTGATTCCGAGGATATTTACGCGGCAAGCAAAGAGCGCATTATCGGTGATGAAGAGATATTTGAGGCATTTAAGGAGCTTATTATTGATTCGGAATATGTATTTGATGCTCATAAGGAGCTTATTATTGCTTCCGAGGAGATATTCAACGCTTATAAGGAGCGTATTATAGCTGCCGAAGATATATTCGAGGCTTACAGAGAACGTATTATTAAGTCTGAAGAGATATTTGCAGCTTATAGAGAACGCATTATTAAGTCGGAAGAGATATTCAATGCCTATAAGGAGCTTATCATTAAGTCTGAGGAGATACTTGAGGCTTACTATAAGAAGTTCCTTGAGAAGCTTGTCGATTACGTTGCCGAAGAGGGAACGGCGGAGGGCTGGACATTCAAGAAGTGGAAGAAAGGCTCATACGAGATGCGCGGAAGGTTTGAGATCAAGCCGACTTCATCGACAAAGGGTGAGATCCTTTATGTCACAAATGCGATACAGCTTCCCACACCATTTGCCATAAACGATGACGTGCTCATTACGGGTATGGGCGAGGGTGACTTTTGGCTTGCCGGCGGCGTATATGATGCGGAGGCGGGCAAAATATCTTTTAAAATCATCAGCGACAAGGCGATGAGCACGACGGAAAAATCGGCGGTGCGCTTGCACGTCGTTGGAACTTATCCAATAAAAACGGAGGAACAAAATGGCGACAGTCAAAGCAATTAAATACGGTATGAAGGGAGACGAGGTAAAGAACCTTCAGACCACTCTTAACAATTTAGGTTACAGCCTCGACGTTGACGGCTCTTTTGGTCCGCAGACGCTTTCTGCGGTTAAGGACTATCAGAAGAAAAACGGGCTTACCGTTGACGGTATGGTTGGACCGCAGACGCAGGGCAAGCTTTTCGGCGGTTCCTCGGGGACTGCAACGAATACTTCCGCTGCGGCAACCTCGGGAAATGCAACCAACACCAAACCGGCAACAACAACGCCCACTACAACTACTCCCACGGTAACTACACCCTCAGCTAATACTCCCACGGTGAATACTTCCGAGTCGGGGAATAAAAACACCGGCTTTACTTATGATCCTTATCAGTCGAGCGGAGCTGTAAACAATGCTGTCGGTGATGGATTCTCATATGATGATTTTACATATGACAAATACCAATCGAGTGGAGCTGTGGACAGCGCTGTCGGCGACGGATTTTCATATGACGATTTCTCTTACGGGGACTATCAGCAGAGCGAATCGGTAACGCAGGCTCAGGCGGCGCTCAATGCAGCTCTTGCCGCACAGCCGGGCGCTTATCAGTCGAAGTGGCAGGATCAGATAAATTCTATGATCGACCGCATACTCAATAGAGAATCGTTCTCCTACAATTACAACGAAGATGCTCTCTATAAGCAGTATGCCGAGCAGTACGCACGCGGTGGCAAGCTGGCTATGCAGGACACTATGGGTCAGGCGGCGGCTATGACGGGCGGTTATGGCAGCTCTTACGCTTCCACGGCTGGCAATCAGGCATATCAGGAATATATGTCACAGCTTAACGAGGTTATTCCCGAGCTTTACGGTATGGCTCTTAACCGTTATCAGATGGAAGGTCAGGAGATGTACAATCAGTACGGACTGCTCAGCGATCAGGAGCAGCAGGACTACGGACGCTATCAGGATTCTTACAATCAATGGCTTGCAGAGCGCGATTATGCCGCAGGCAGGTACGACAGCGAGCGCAACTTTGATTACGGCAAGTATACCGATGACCGTAATTTTGCTTACGGTGTTTACGCCGACGATAAATCCTACGCTTACAACGATTATCGCAACCAAATCGAAGATGCGAAGTGGAAGGAACAGCAGGAATACGCGCAGTACAGCGACGACCGCAACTTTAATTACGGTGTTTATGCCGATGATAAGTCATATGCTTATAGCGATTATCGAAATAAAATCGAAGATGCGAAGTGGCAGGAAGAAAACGAATACAAGCAGTATCTCGATAAACTTGGCATAGCTTACGACGAGCATATGAACGCTATTGAGCTTGAGCAGATGGCTATTCAGAACGGATTTACCGAGAGGGAACTTAGTATGAAGGAAGAAGAGCACAACGCGACAATGGACGCTGTGGAGCTTGAAAAGGAAGCAGCCGAGGACTCGAAGAAGCTTTACAGCGGAAACGGATTCAACAACGGAACACTTACAGTCGGACAGATCAAAGAGATTCAGGCTTATTATGGCGTTGAAGCTGACGGTAAATACGGTCCTCAGACGAAGGAAGCTACCGGAGGACTTACCGCAGACGAGGCGTATGCCAAAATTTTCGGAAGTACGGGTGAGACCGACACGGGCAATAAGTTGAGCGCAAGTGATGCGAAGGGTGTTTCGTCGCAGGTCTCGACCTTGGTCAACAACGATGATCTTGAAGGTGCTGAAGCTTATCTCACTTTTCTGGTGTCGAAAGGATACATCACCGAAAAGGAGGCAAAGTCTTTTCTTGCGCCTTACGTAACTGTGGAGGAGGACGAGGTAGTTGATACCACCGTGCCCGGAACCAGCACAGGCTCGAATGCTAATTCCCTTGTGAAGACCAACACGGGAACTGACTATCCTATCTATATCAGCCCCGAAGACGCTGCTGCTTTTGCGGATGCGTCAGGACTTGGTACGGAGGCAGTCAACCCCGCCGATCTTATGAAATTGTGGCAAGAAAAAGGACAATGGACTGGTCTTACATTTGAAGAATGGGTTAAAACCATAGTTGGTACAAAATGATAATCGGAGGTTGAAATGGGAAAACTCATTGACGCTATCAAAAAAGAGAAAAAAGAGCGTGCGGAGCAGGAGAAGAAGCAAAAAGCGGCTTCCTTGACTCCACAGCTCCCGAGCTATTCCAACGTACTTGCGAAGAATAACGATAAGTACGGTTTATCGGCTGCGCGTACAGAGAAAAGCTTTGATGTTCAGCCCACGAAAAAGCTGAGCTTGATTGAGCAGATCAAGCGCGAAAAGACTTCTGCGAACGCGGACAGTATTATCGACAGACTTAACACTTGGTACAAAAACAACAATAACTTTATGTCCAACTATCAGACCCGATTTTCGGGTCTGACGGGGACATATGATGATCCATACGACTCGGAAATATCCGATTGGCTCTCTACTGTTACCGAGCAGAAGAGCAGATTTGATGCCGAGGCAGATTCCATTTTGTCGTACCTTACTGCGAACAGCGATCTTTTTGACGAGGAATGGCTTAATGCTACTATTACCAACCTCAATTTTACGAGAAAGCAGCAGGAGGATATTCTTAAGAATACCGAGAATATCAACAAGCATTGGTCACAGTTTGCCGACGAGAACGAATATCTCGGGTATCAGAACGAATATCAGAAGCAGAAGCGCTATGAGGGATATCAGAGCAAGTATGAGGGCAAGAGCTATGAGGATATCGTTTCTGCGCTTGGTACTATGCAGGACGGCGAGGAGAAGGATTGGCTGAAGAACGAATCTTTGATGCGTTACGATCTCGATGCCGGTCAGGAAGAAATAGGCAGACTGACTTCTATACTTGACGTTAAGAATCAGATCACGGCGATCAAGCAGGAAGAGTCGACATTAAAGCTTGCCATTGCGAAGGGCGACAAAAATGCGGCAGAAAAGCTCGCAAAGAATAATCAGAGGCTTGAGGCGCTCAATTCCACTTGGGAACACGCGCTGAGTACATACGGCAGCGAAGATAATCTGAATTCGCTTTTGTCGAGTAAAAGGGCGGAATATACCACAGCGGAGAGAGCGCAGAAGGCGGCGGAGCTTGCCTTGGTTGCTGATGAAACCTCAGAGGTATATGACCCGAAATTCAGCACTTATTCCGAGCTTGGCAAGCATATATCTTATGAAAATGTCGGTAGCACTAAAAATCAGAACGGTATTGCCATATACGATGATTTGAAGGCGGCGACTTTAGCCTTGAATGAGCATCAGCTTGGCACGGAGCTTTATACCGAGGATATGATGCTTCCGGGCGACGGTATATCGGGATATTTGCAAGGTCTTAAGGGGATTAGCGAATATAATAGCGAAAACAATGATACGGTCAAAACCTTCCGCAAAATGAATGAGAGTGAATTCGCTATCCTGGCGTACTACCTCAAGAAGGACGAGGAGAACGGCACCGATCTCGCGGCACAGTATATCGCTTCTATAAAGCAGACTCTTAACACGAGAGTTGCTATGGATATTGCAAAGGAAAAAGAGGGCAATCTTGCACTTCAGTATGTATTTGCGGTAGAAGCGGGACTTGATCAGTTCTACGAGGGCAGAGACGCTTGGCGTTCAGGAGAGGACAGCATTGTTCCTTCTGCTACTCAAATTGCTTCGGGCATTATCAGAGAGGATCTTGCGGAGACGGGCGCGAAGCTTCCCGACTGGCTCGGTGGTGCTTCTCTCGGTCAGGTGGGGTATGATGCTATAACCACTACTTCGAATATGCTTCCTTCGATCCTTGTGTCTACTGTCGGCAATGCAGCACTTCCCGGTGTTGGTACAATCGCCGGTGCCGGTGTTCTTGGTATGTCTGCCGGAGGCAATGCAAAAGCTGAAATGCTCCGACTTGGTTATAGCGAAGATCAGGCGACTTCATACGGCTTGATGGTAGGTATTGCCGAGGCGGGAATGGAATATCTGCTCGGTCATATCCCCGGTCTTTCAAAGGGTGACGGCTTATTCAGTACCCTTGGCACTAAAGTAGCGTCAAAGGTAGATAACGCGATATCAAGAGTGGCTATTTCGCTTGGTGATAAGGGGACAGACATACTCAAAGCGGCTGCAAGCAGAGCGATAGGTGCTGTCGGCGGTGCGCTTGACGAGGCGCTTGAGGAAGGCTTACAGACTATTATCGAGCCTTGGCTCAAGGAAGTTGCAACAAGCGTTGATTGGGAAGACCCCAAGGTGGACGAGGTTCTTTACAGCTCTCTCCTCGGTGCGATCACTTCCTTCGGCTTCAGCGCCGGCGAGACTGTGATAGACGGCGTGCGCTACCCCGCTGTGCAGAATGCAGAGGCAAAGAAAAATCTCGGTGCATACCAAGGTGAGATTGCTTCTGAGGTTGTCGCTCTTAATCCCAACGATTCTTTTGCTAAAAATATGCAAGCGAAGGTTGAGAGTGGGAAGGATCTTTCGGGATCACAGCTTAACCGCCTTGTAAAGAACTACGAGTCTACCCTGACACAGAATGACGTTGAAAAAATCAAGAGTGCGACAGTCAACCGTCTTAACGAGCTTGGCGAAAGTGGTGACGTGGAGGTTATTGCTTCTGCGCTTACAAAGCAGGCTACGGGCAAAAAGCTGTCCTCTAAAGAGCAGAAGGTTATCGAATCGAGCACCTTCGGTCAGCGCGTTGCCAATGAGCTTAACCCCGAAAATATCAAGTCGCGTGGTTATACTTCTGCTTGGGCGGAGAATATCGGCACCGACCGTATTAACGTCAAGGAATACAATAAAGACCTTATGGAGTCGGAGGATGCACCTACGCGCGTAACCGTAGGAGGTAAAACCGCCGCCGCGGTGGTTTTGAAGAATGCCGAGGGCAAGACCGTTAAAGCGGAGATAGAGGGCGTTGAGGCTGAAGGAGAAAAGGCAACGTTTAAGCTTTCGAACGGCGAAAAGGTCGGAATAGACAAGGTAGCTTTCAAGAGCGATAACGAAAAGCTGGTAGCGGATATTGCGGTAGAGAGGGTATCGAGAGTCGATGGCTTTACCAATGAAGCTGCTATGGCTATGATCAAGGGCTATGACGGAAGCATCAGTCCTGCGAAATATATGACGGCATTTGACGAGGCTTATGAGATGGGAGCTAACGGCACTCCTTCGAGCAAGCTTACCGGGGTGATCAACTCGGGAGTGAGCGAGAGAGTGGCGTTTACTGCATACGTTCTTGGCGAACAAAGCACGAAAAATGTCGAATCTGTATTGAATTCGGAAGCAAAAAATGGTATAATTAATACTAATATCAATGAATCGGAGGCTGGATATGAAAGCGGAGAAAACTTACATTTACGCAACAGCGGCGAACGGGTTGGAAGTCAGAATACCCAAGGACAAGTACCCCGCGTGGAAGGCGGCGCAGGACAAGCTGAGAGCCGGGGAAAAACTGCCCGAATCGCAGACAGCGAAGCAGCTCGCCTCGTTAATGAAGGGCGAGAAGTAAAGGTTGCCGACCTTGGAATACTCGGCGGCTCAACCGAACAGACGGTAAGACTCGTCGACAAGGCGAGTGAAACCTCCTCGATGCAGGAGGCGAGAAAGAATGCCGAGGCACGTGGGCTCAAGGTAAAGTTCTTTGTTGGCGATAATCTCGTTATCAAGGACAGCGGAGGCAAGTGGATCTCCGCAAGAGCTTACATCAAGGGAGAGCACGTTTTCATAAGAGCGGACCACCCTCTTTATACTGCCGATCAGCTTATGCGACACGAGCTTGGTCACGATATGATCGCAAAGGGCGAGGTAAATATTGCGGCGGTAAGAGAGAGACTCAAGGAGACTGTGGGCGAAGAGAATATCGACGAGGTAGCAAGGCTTTATTCGGATGCTTACGCCGGCACGGGAATGTCGGCTGATGAGATCTGGGAGGAATGCATTTGCGACAGCCTTGGAGATATGAACATCTTCGCGGGCGTTGAGACGATCGGTGAATTCTTCGACTTGGCACTTCCCGAGATCAAGGCGGTGGCAAGCGAGACCAAATCACCTACTCAGACGAGAGGATCGCCGGAGGCTAAAGCGAGTCGGGCACCGCGTCAAGGTCGTAGTACCGAAATAGTAACTATGGAAAATAATCGATTTGATAGGTTGAGAGAGTTCCGTGATGCTTTGCCCAATATGTGGTATGCAAGAACCTATGACTATTTTTATGTTTATAGTAATAGGTCATTTACTGAATATACCATAATCAAGAAGATAAAAATCACAGATGCCAATTCACAGTTAATTAACGCAATCGAAGGAGCACTCAAAGATGAAATTAACGGAGACACAAAAACTTTTAATGACTGGCTTGAAAGTTTTCGGAGTAGAAAACGATCTCATAGTGGGAATAATGCTAATGCTTCAAGAGGAGGATCAGCAGGACCAGTTGATGGAATGGATGGCGGAGCACGAAGGAGCGAAGCCGGAAATGATCCTTCAGGCAGCAACGGAAATAGCCACATAACCGAAGAGATAGAATCAAAATACTCTTCTCCCGAGGAGGCAAAGGCATCGGGCAAGGTCAGCGATGCGAAATTCAGCATTGAGTTTGCTGACGATATTGCAAACAAACAGCGACAGTTCGCGGCGGACGGTCTTTCGAGAATATCCTCCGAGGAGCTTGAGAAGGCTATAGCGGACACAGCTCATATGGTTAACGAGATGAAGCCTTATGCCAATATCCTCCCGCAGGACAAGGTGGGCAAGACACTCGTTAAGAACGGCTCTTATGACGTTTCCGTGGAGAATACCACGATCTGCATCAGAACGCTTGCCTATAATTCCTTTGTGGATATGGTATCCGAGAAGGTTGGCAGACCTCTTACGCAGATGGAATCCTTCCTTGTGTCTCAGAAGCTTTATGAGATTGCTAAAGAGCCGCAATGCCTCTACTGCTACGTTTCGCTTGACAGAAAGGCGTTTAACGAGATGGTTATTCGCTATACCGAGCAGAGGGACGCGGCTATTGCGGCATATGAAGCTGCGGGCAAGCCCCAACTCCCGAAGAAGTTTGACGCGGAATGGTCTCTGTTTAAGGAATTCCTTGCCGGACGTAAGCCTACTGCGAATATGTGGGACAGATATACCGGCTGGATCAATGCCTACAACAAGGGTGACCGCCTTGTAAGCCTTTCGGATATATCTACCGAGGCAAAGAGACTTGAGCTTGTTGAGGGCGGCGGTGAGATCGCTTCTCAGGTAAAGGATATTCTCAAGTATGCGCAGAGCGCTTCGTGGGCAAAGAAGCAGACAAACTACGTTGCATATTACGACGAGATATTGAAGCTGAAGCCTGCGGTTATAAGAAATCTTAACAATCACTACGGTATGAGATGGTATTCCTTCTCGGACTACAGCGGTGCCTTTATCGTTGAGAATATGCAGCAGATAACCGATGCGGCTATTCGCGGTCTTAAGGGACTTTCTTATACGAAGGACACCGACTTCGCGGAGATCTTTGCTCCCACGGGTATGAACATAAACATTTCCGTTTATGCGAAAAAGACCGAGAGCGGCTATGAGATCGATGCAAAGCAGAGTGCGAACATTGAGGAAGCCATCAAGCTTCGAGAGCAGTACCCCAACGTTGGTATCGTTGTTGTTGCTACCGACAAGGCTGGCGTTGAATGGGCACTTGAGCAGGAATGGAGTGACGTTGTCATCCCCTTCCACACGGTGAGAACGGGTGCGGACGTTGCTGAATTCTACAATTGGGAGATCTTCAACGCGGAGCAGAACGACACCGTGAGTGATCAGAACCTTTGGGATGCCTACACCCGTGACGTTGGCAAGAAGAGGGCTTCGAAGATGGTGTACCCGAGCGAGCATCAGAACAACAGAGAGACATACCTCTCTATCTGTGAGAAGCGCGGTCTTACACCGAGATTCAAGAGCTTCCTCGGCAATCCCAACTATATGAAGCTCGTCAATGAAACGAGACAGAGTGAGAGCCAAACCTCACCTCTCAAGGCTGTATACAATCTTGAGGCGGCAGAGCGTTCCTTCGACAAGTTCGTCGAGAAGGGCGGCTATTACGAGGGATGGTACAACGACGGAATCGACGTTGACGGAGAGGCTGATATCGTTGCCGAAGACGTTCGTGCCGGCAAAAAGGCAAACGAGGTAGGCTACGGAAGGCAGGACGTGAGCTTCGAGGACGTTGCCAAGGGCAGAAAGACCAACCGTCAGCACGGCAAGGCTTCGATGGAGCTTGACACCGAATACCTTGCTGCTGTTGATCGTGGAGACACGGAGGCGGCGCAGAAGATGGTGGATGAGGCTGCGAAGGCGGCTGGCTATAACATCAAGGCGTATCACGGATCGAACGCGGAATTCACCGTGTTTGATAAGAATCGCGTGGGTAAAGGCAACGACCAGTATGGCGCGGGATTCTATTTTGCAAGCAATGCCGACGTTACCGACCTATACGGCAAAAATAGATATGATACATACTTGAATATCAAAAAGCCTGTACGATTGATAAGCAAACCGGGCGACCACGGCAACCCATTGTACAATGCGCGCATTACTCAAACACAAGCTTATCAGATACTTAAACGACATCCGCTGATGTACGATCCCGAAAATTCTCCTCTTGGAGATTTCTATGAGGAGTATTGGAACGGTGGCGCTAAAGAGTGGATGGTCAAAGACCTTGCGAAAAAATATAATACCATAGGCGCACTTGACGGCGATGTGGTATTGTATCGAGATTATCCCAATGAGCTTCACGAAGCTATTCGAGACGTTATAGGTTATGACGGTGTCGTTGTGTACTTCGAGTCGGACAATATGTACGACGAGCGGAATGATTACTACTATGTCGCTTGGTTTGATAATCAGATGAAGTCCGCTGATCCTGTGGCTTATGATGATGACGGCAATGTTATCCCGCTTTCCGAGAGATTCAACAGCGAGAAGAACGATATCCGTTATTCCCGTGAGCTTGACTTTATCGACTACACGAACAAGGAATCGGAGCGTGAGCTTCTTGCGAATGCTCTTGAATCTGTGGCTCAGAACGACGTTGAGAAAAGCAAACTGAATGACTATAAGGAGAATATCGGCAAGCTTAATGCCGAGGAAGAGAAGCTTCAGAAGCTGCGCGGTGAGATCAAGGAGCTTTCCTTTGGCAAGGGACCGAGAGATCTCACAAAGATAGCACAGCTCCGTGAGGAGGCCGAAAAGACTGCCAACCGCATCAATATCTATGACAAGCGACTCCTTAATCTTGAGGCTTCAAAGCCTCTCCTCGAGGTTCTCAAGAGAGAAAAGCAGAAGGCTTATAAGAGAGCAGAAGCTGAGGGACGCGCCGCTCTTGACGAATACAGAGCACGTGCGCAGAGGTCCCACGAGGAGCTTAAGACTCGTTATCAGGAGTCGAAGAAGCGCGGTGTTGAGGGCAGACACAAGACCGAGGTAAGGCACAAGATCCAAGGTATTGTCGGAGAGCTTAACACTCTTCTTCTCAATCCTACTGCGAAGAAGCACATCAAGGAAGAGCTTCGACGCGGTGTTGCAGAGGCTCTGTCGGCTTTCAATATGGATACTGTCGGTGCTGAAGAGCGACTTGCAGAGATCAACAGAAAGCTTCAGAAGGAGAGTGATCCTTATGAGATCGAGCATTTGCTTGAGTCATACAGACGCATTCAGAATCAGGGTGCTAATCTTAAGGAGAAGCTTGAGAAGCTCGAAAGCGCATACAAGAATATCAAGGACAGCGATGATATTGAGCTGAATCTTGCATATCAGGAGGTCATTCAGAACAGCATTAAGGCTGTATCGGAGAAGGTGGGCGACACCTCTATCCGAGATATGACTCTTGAGCAGCTTGAGATGGTTTATGACCTCTTTAAGATGATCCGCCACACTATCCGCGATGCTAACAAGGCATTCAAGACAAAGAAGGGCGAGACCATTACACAGATGGCGGAGATGGCAAACCACGAGGTGCGCACAGTCGGCGGTCAGCCTTATCAGCGCAATGTTGTAAGTGCAACCTTGCAGAGAAGGGGCTGGACAGTCCTCAAGCCTTACGTTGCCTTCCGTACCATCGGTTCGGAGACACTTGTTGACCGTTACCGCGAGCTGCGTGAAGGTGAGGACACCTTCTATGCGGATATCAGAGAAGCGCAGACCTTCATTGAAGAGCAGTACGAAAAGTACGGCTTCAAGTCTTGGGATATGAAAGAGACCAAGGAGTTTAAGTCGAAGAGCGGTAAGAGCTTTGAGCTTACGCTTGAGCAGATGATGACCCTCTACGCATACTCCAAGAGAGAGCAGGCACACGCGCATATTATGGAGGGCGGTATCGTATTTGAGGACGCGCTTGTTGTTAAAAAGAACAAGCTTGGCGTTCCCGTAAAGTATGAGGTTACCACGAAGGATGCATTCAATCTCTCGGTTGAGACATTCACGGAAATTGCAAGCTCTCTTACAGACGAGCAGAAAGCCTATGTCGATGCGATGCAGGCATACCTCTCGGACAATATGGGCGCGAAGGGTAACGAGGTCTCAATGCAGCTTCTCGGGGTTAAGCTCTTTAAGGAGAAATTCTATCTCCCGATCAAGTCTTCACAGTATTATATGAACTTCAAGGCTGAAGAAGCCGGAGAGGTCAAGCTGAGAAGCCCTGCCTTCTCCAAGGAGACAGTTCATCATGCGAACAATCCTATCGTTCTCCACAACTTCACAGACCTTTGGGCAGAGCACATCAACGATATGGCGATGTATCACTCGTTCGTGCTTGCGCTTGAGGACTTCACAAGGGTATACAACTACAAGACGAGAACTGATGCCAATGTGGAGACTATGGATACCAAGGCGACACTTGAGACCGCTTATCCGGGAGTTACGGAGTACATTAACAAGTTCCTCAAGGATATGAACGGCGGTGTCAGAGGCGAGACTGTAGGCTGGGCAGAGAGAATGACGAGCCTTGCAAAGAAGGGCGCGGTCCTTGGATCTGCATCCGTAACCATTCAGCAGCCTTCGGCAATTATGAGAGCTATGGCTTATATCAATCCCAAGTATTTCGTGGGTGAGAAGGTAACTGAAGGCAATCACAAGCAGAAATGGGAGGAGCTTAAGAAGTACGCTCCCATTGCCGGTATCAAAGAGATGGGCAGATTCGACGTTGGTATGGGACAGTCAACGGCTGATTGGATCAAGGCTGACAAGAACATACTCGAGAAAGCCGAGGACGTGCTTTCCTTGCCTCCCGCATTTATGGACGAGGTCACTTGGCTCGCTATTTGGGATGCGGTCAAGAGAGAGACGGCTCACAACTACCCCAAACTTGCGACGGGCTCCGAGGAATTCAAGACGCTTGCGGGCGAGAGATTTACCGACGTTATATCATTGTCTCAGGTATATGATTCGGTATTCTCAAGAAGCGATATTATGAGAAACAAGTCGTGGATCGCGAAATCGCTTACTTCGTTTATGGCTGAGCCTATGACAACTCTGAATATGCTTTGGGACTCTGCCGTTCAGGGCAAGAGGACGGGAAGCAAGAAGGGATTTGTTGCTACCACAGCCGCGACCGGCGGTGCGGTATTTGCCGCTATCTTTGTCAACTCGCTTCTTAAATCCTTCGTAATGGCAATGAGAGATGATGACGAGGACGAGTCTTATATCGAGAAGTACCTTGAACACTTTGTCGGTGACTTCAAGGACAATCTAAATCCGCTCAATCTCATACCTTTTGTGAAGGACATTTGGTCCATCTTCAAGGGCTATGACGTGGAGAGAATGGATATGGCGCTCTTCTCGGACCTCAAGAATGCTATAGATGCATTTGATAGCGATAATAAGACCCTTTACGAAAAGTGGATGGGACTTATCGGGGCGGTTGCCGCTTTTCGCGGTGTTCCCATCAAGAATGTTGAGAGAGACGTTCGCGCTCTGTACAACACACTCTTCGGTAAGCGTGAGGAGACCACACTTGAGGGTATGCTTTACGCCATCGAAAAGGGTTGGAGTGGAGAGGAGAAATCGAACGGTCAGCAGCTCTATGAGGCTATGCTGAATGGTGACGCCAAGCATATCGTAAGACTCCGTGCTCGTTTTGAGGATCAGGACGCCATTGATGCGGCTGTTTATAAGGCTCTCAAGGAGAATGACGTTCGTGTCAAGGAGGCTGCGAGGTCGAGAAGCATTGGAGATATTGCGGGATATACGGCGATTGCAAAGGAAATTGTCGGAGAGGGCATTTTCACGCAGGACAATGTTGTATCGGCTATCAATTCCGAAATCAGAGCTTTCAGCTCCAAGATCACCGAAGCTGCCAATGCAAAGCTTGTCGGTGAGGAAAAGGAGTACAAGGATCTGCTTGACAAGCTTATCGAGACATATGACGGCGTATACTCTCGCGAGGAGATCGAGGAGGCTATCAAGGTTGAGATGAGCAAACCTCAGAAGTCTACCGATTCGGACGAGATCAAGAGCATTTACGTTGTTGAGGACTTCTACAAGGCGATACGCGGCAATGATCTTGTCACCGCTTATGCTGTGCGCGAGGATCTTATCGGTGCGGCGGTTGATAACGGAAAGAGCCGAAAGGCTGCCGAGAGTGCTTTCGAGAGTAGTATTGCGAGCTTCGTCGGAGATCAGTACCGTGACGCTCTTATCGGCGACAGCGAGGCTAAGAGTATGCTTACACTCTACGGCGGCTTGACGGACGATGAAGCAAGGACAAGGGTGCGTTATTGGGCGTTTAAGCTCGAAAATCCCGAGTACGACGATCTTTCCGAGTCTGCTGTCAACAAATACTATGACGGCTCCTACAAGGACGGTGAGCTTTACGGAAAGAGTGCAGAGTCCTACGGCATCACTCTTGACGTTTATGCGGAGTACGTTCGTGGGAAGTCGGGACTTACCAAGAAGGAAGATATTATGTATATCATCAATACTCTTCCTCTCTCCAAAGAACAGAAGGACGCTCTTTACTACCTGAACACAAACTGGTCAAAGAACGAAATTCGAAAATCTCCTTGGAGATAATAACAAAATATGCTTGGGGGGTGGGTTTAGCCTGCCCCCTTTGTTATGCTATAATTTAGATAGGATATTCAGGAGGAGCTAATATGATCTTTTCAAAGCACAGATTTTCGCTTGAGATACAATCCGCTCATTCGCAGATCGCTATCCCCGTGATGCTTGGCGACACCGGCGCAGTTTTTTATATTGCATTGACCGATGGGGGAAAAACTTTCACTATCCCCGAGGGTGCGCTTGCGATGCTCAGCATTCGCCGACCGACGGGAACATTTTTGCAGGCGTTTTGTACGATCAAGAATAATACAATCATATATGACTTCACGCAGAACGTGGACAGCGCAGCTGTGGAGGGCATTCACACTTGCGCGCTTACCTTGTACGGTGCGCAGACGGGAAGCGTGATCTCGACCTCGTGGTTTACGATGACGGTCAGCTCGAGAGTTATCAACAGCGACGACATCAACATTACCGACGAGAACAGAACCGCTATTGACGCTATGCTTGCGGCAGAGGCTGCAAGGCAAGTAAGCGAGGACGCGAGAATTAACGCCGAGGCAGGGAGAGTTACTGCCGAGGAGGCAAGAGTGCAGGCAGAGCTTTTAAGGGAGCGTGCTTGTGCTGCGGCGGTTCAGGGCGCGAATGATACGGTTGCTGAGCTGATACGGCTTCGCGACAGCGGCGCGTTTAAAGGTGAGGACGGCAAGACGCCTATCAAGGGAATTGACTATTTTACGCAGGCTGATATTAATCAGATCATCCAGCAAGTTATTATAGCTTTCCCCGAAACGGCAACTTATGACGGAAGCGTGGAGGTAATATAAATGTCAACTGAAATTAAATACAAAGGTGATATTATTGCCGCCATTACAAGGGGGCAGACAGCAACGCTGAACTGCGAAAATAAGATGATGCGCGGCGACATTGTTGTCGATTGTGAAACGGGTGTCTATATTGGCTCCGATATGCCGCCCGATAGCGTTAACGTATGGATCGACCCCAACGGCAAGCCGACAAGCGTTGAGAATTGGGAGGTTGACTTCGACGACGAAACGAGCACCACAAAGAAGGTTGTCGTTCTTGATTCCGACGACGCCGAGGAGGGCGACAAAGCCGCTATTCTGAGACTCAGGCAGGCAGACGGAACGTGGATAGAAATCCCCGCGCTTGTGGGTGGTCAGGGACCGCAGGGCGAGAGGGGCGAAACAGGCGTTTATATCGGCACGGACGCTCCGCCCGAGACTTCGAACGTTTGGATAAATCCCGACGGTGAGCCCACTTCCACCGAAGATTGGGAGTTTGACCTTGAGGACGACTCGACAGAGACAAAGACAGTCGTCGTTCTTGGCTCGGATGAAGCTTCGGCAAGCGGAAAGCTTGCTATTCTCAAACTGAAACAGCCCGACGGCTCGTGGCTTGAGATCCCCGGTCTTAAAGGCAGCAAGGGTGACAAGGGAGATAGGGGCGATCCCGGTATGTCTCCTACTCATTCTTGGAACGGTACGGTTCTTACCGTAACAACAGCAAGTGGTACGGATTCTGTTGATCTTAAGGGCGACAAAGGCGATCAGGGTGAGCGCGGTGAGCGCGGGGAGCAGGGCGAGCGCGGGGAGCAGGGCGAGCGCGGGGAAAGAGGATTTCAAGGCGAGCGCGGACTGCAGGGTGTTCCGGGAGAAAGGGGCGACAGAGGCGAGAAAGGTGACACGGGCGAAAGCGGAGTCATGGCTCCCGTAAACGGTTTCTTCACGCTTTCGGTGGACAGCGACGGCAATTTATATGCTCACACAGCCGACAGCGGCAACGCACTCGAATTTGAATACGACGAAACAACAGGAAATCTATATTTTGTAACGGAGGAAGGATAAGAGAATGCCTAAAGTATTAATTGGAAATATCAAAGGTCCCAAGGGGGACACGGGCGACAGAGGCGAGAGAGGTTTGAAGGGTGACTCCTACGTGCTGACCGACGCCGACAAGGAGAATATCGCTGCGCAGGCAAAGGCTTCGCTGACAAAAGAAAACTGGACATTCACGCTTGAAGACGGCTCTACCGTGACGAAGGCGGTGTATGTGGGATGATTAATTTTGCAACGTTGCAAGCTCTTGACATACCCGAAGGCAAGGTCGTTGATATAAAAGATGCGGCGGGTCGTGTGATTTGGGCGGTTGGCGGCGGAAAGGTCATTCTCGAAGTCGAGAAAATCACTTCCGACACATATGCGGGCGAAACCACTTACACAGGTGAACAATTTATTCTGCTTGACATTTACCCTAAAACCAACGGCACAGTTAAGGTCACTTATGGCGGTCTTACAAAGACCATAACTGACACAAGCGGTGTGGCAGAGCCGAACGCACAGCAGGTATTCTTCGGTACATTCAATGGTGTTTCGGACAGCGTGACAACACCTGCAAGCGGTGAGTTGACGATTGAGGGTGATTACGTTGCTTTTGCTTATGGAAGTTACGCAAAATCTAAAACAATGAAAGATTGCTGTTGTACGTGTGTCACAAAGATTTTGAACTTTGGAGCAACGGAGTACATACCCGATTCAGCATTTTTACAAAGTATATTAATCGGCGATGGTTTGAGTGGTGAGCTTGTCATACCTTCCACAATTAAAAGTATAGGTAACAATGCCTTTCTGCATTGTAGAGGGTTAAGTAATGTAATCGTTGAAAATGGGGTTGTTAGTATTGGATATGGTGCTTTTGCAATGGTTATCGGCCCTACTCACCCCGTTGCATCATTACAGGCTGTTACAATGTTATCAAAAATACCACCCACACTAATGATGCCGGATGAAAGTTATTATGGTGCGTTTGATGTCGTTGAATATGATGGTAGTGGCAACAAAGTTGCAACTACAGCCCTTACCATAATCGTTCCCCAAGGTTGTGGGGCAATCTACAAAGCAACAGAAGGTTGGTCAACCTACGCAGACTATATCGTGGAGGCAACATAACTATGGAAATATTAAAAATCAAACAATCCGACAGCGGAAATGTAGCTAAAACGCATATCGCAAGTGGGGAACACGATATTGGTTATATCGTTATCGAAAATCCCATTGCTATCGTTCACAGAAAAACGCAAGTGGATGAAGATGTTTGCAAATCTTTAGGCTACGGTGTTTATGAGAGTTTCAACAATGGCGGCACTATCCTTGCAAGCATTGGTGACATTATGTTTTCTCACGTTGGCGAGATTGAAAACAAATGGATTTTCCGCTTTGCTGATTATTTCGTTGAATGGCTCAAAGCAAAAGGTCTTAATGCCGTTTACGAGGACAATGACATTCTCATAGATGGTTATAAGGTCTGCGGACTTTGTATCACAAGATACGGCAGAATCGACTTTTCAAGCGGATTTATCGGCATCAACACCAACCTTGAACACATCAAGCAGATATGCCGAAAGCCGATGAAGAAAGTTCCTAAAGGTCTTTCGGAGTATGGCATTACAAGCGAGGAAATCGAGCAGATGTTCCTTGAGTTTTGCGAGGGGGATGATGGCTGATGAGATTTTCCAATGTAAAAGCGGTGAGAATACCGAAATCGGTGACGGAGATACGGCACGAGGGCAATAGAATTTGGTCGCCTATCCGTGCGCGTTACGTCTCTCTCGGCGACTCTATCGCAGCAGGACATTCAATCGACGGAGATTGGAGCAAAAAATACGGCGAGGGTTCGCAGTTTGGTGTGAACGGAAACAAGGAGACGGCTATTGTTCTGAATTCCTACACCGATCTTATTCACAGAGATCTTATGCAGAAGTACGGCGGTACGGTCAATGCTACGAGCTTTGCGCGGTCGGGTGACAGAGTTGACGATCTGATTGCGAAGCTCGACCACGTTCGCGTTCAGAATGCTATTAAAAAAGCGGACTATGTGACGGTATGTATCGGCGCGAATGATATACTGGAACCCGCATTTTCCAATTTGGAGGAATATATCAACACGGGTAGCTTGGCGAATGCCGAGGCTGTCATTGAGCAGAATTTCGCCGCTTTGGCTGACGATAACAATGCCAATTCCTATACGGCACTCTTCAATAAGCTCTCGGCACTCAACCCGAATGCGAAGTATGTATTTACTACTGTATACAACCCTTACAAGTATTTGCATATCGAAGATGGACGAGACGGATTTTTTGCACCGATGCTTTCACTCATTCCCGAGATGAACATTGACGTTGACGAAGTTATCGAGAATATGTTCACGGGAGGAAACAACCTTGTTTACTTCGATTTCTCAAAAGGGGAATGGATGTCGATTGACCTCGAGATTGATGTTGACTCGATCATCAAAGAGGGAATTCTGAGCACTCCGATTTTCCGTCAGCTTTTTGACCGAGTGAACGGCGTTAGCAGCTGGGCAGAAAATTACGTAAACAGACTCAACGAGCTTTTGCGAAATAAGATCAACGCTTACAAGGCGGTAAATCCGAATTTCAGCATAGCTGAAACAAAGGCGGCGTTTGACACATATTCCGACAGAACCGGTGCGGGAAATGTGCATTACAATGATCTTGTGAACGTTGAGTACACAAGGGGTTATAATACCGCGACAATGAACTGGCCCGCTCTTTGGTATGAGGACTACAACGATAATTGCGCGGCGTTTTGGACAGACCTTGTGTGGAGTCATTTACATTGGTCGAACGGATATCCTTCTTGGAATGTTGCCGACTACGTGACCTTTGACCTCAACGGCTTTGCGGTAGATCTTGCTGAACGAGTTATACAAAAGGTTATCATTCCCGACGTTGACCCGCACCCGGAAGAGTACGGACACGTTGTGCTGAAGGGTGCCTTTGGTATATCATAACAAAAAATTCATTCTTCAATGACGGAGGAAATGGAGATGGATGATGTTGAACGGTCTATCTCACCCACGATCGTGACCTATGGTGGCACGGTCATAGCAAGGCTTGAAGCGGGGCAGATCGCTACGCTTACTTGCGCACGCAAGAGGATGAAAACAGACGTCAGGGTTTTAGCCGGCAGCGGCAGCGGTGGCAAGCCAATGTCGGTTAAAGCCGGGGTCGTCGGTGTTGTATCCTCGAAAATCAACCTTGATTTAGCTTTGTCGACGAGCGCAGGCGTAGTCGATGTTATTACCGCGAATGTCAGCCTGAAAATGCCAATCATAACAACAAATGTTACTGTGGAGGAAACATAATAATGTTAACGAGGAATTATGATAGTTTAATGGTAGGCTTTATGACGATTTTGCCGCCGACTGGATATGCACCAACAGAAGCGGATTGGTTGGGAGGAATGCCGGGAGTGGTAAAGGATCACAACGGATTGCTGAAAATAATGGACGAATACTCACCAATCGTTTTCTCTACATTCGGTAATTCGAGTAATACCGATAATTTGTCGCAGATGCAAACAAGCAGCGGTAAAACATTTTCGCCTATTTTGCTTGCCGGTAGTAATAATGCGGAAGAATCATACAACGATTACAGCTTGAACATTCTAAAAGATTTGACAGTTGTCGGTTATCGTTCTGCCGGTATTGCATATACGTCGGAAGGTTGTGTATATACCACGGTAAAAACTTTCCTTAACAACACGGAAAAAGATATTACCGTTAATGAATTGGGGCTATCTCAGCACTATGGAACAAGCTTTGATGTCCTTTTGTATCGCAGAAAACTCGACACTCCCATTACTCTGAAGGCAAAGGGCGGTACGGCTACATTCAGCCTTGTTATCGACATTCCTTATGCGAATAAGCCGTAACGATATCTGAATTACAAAATACAATGTAAGGAGGAGGTAGAATGACTTGGGAAATTGCACTCGGAATATTCGCGCTTGTAGCCTTTGTGATCTCTGTCGGCGCGATAGTTGCTAAAACGTCGCAGATGTTCGCTACTCTGAATGCGACAATAACTATGCTGACCGAAACGCTGAAAGAATTCAAAAAAGACAGCAAGACAGACCGCAAGGAACTTCACGATATGGTTGACGATCACGAAACACGTATCGTAATACTTGAAACAAAGGTCGATAACAGACCTAATACTTAAGGAGGACAAAAATAATGTCAAACAAACTTTATGACGTACTCAAATGGATCGCTATGTATCTGATCCCCGCAATCGGTACCCTCTATTTTGCCATTGCAGGCATTTGGGGCCTGCCTTACGGCGAGGAGATCGTCGGTACTCTTACCGCGGTTGATACTTTCCTCGGTGTGATTCTCGGTATCAGCTCCGCGAATTACAACAAGAAAATAGCGAAGGGCGGCGAGGATAATGTTTAAGCTCGCCATCAGCGCGGGGCATTATCTTGATACTCCGGGCAAACGGTGCCACAAGGATCTCGACCCTAACGAAACGAGAGAATGGGTGCTCAATAACCGTGTAGCCGATAAGCTCGAAAAGATTCTTGCAGATTACGAGGGTATAGAGATCCTCCGCGTTGATGATACCACGGGCAAGAAGAACGTTACTCTCGCAGAGAGAACCGGCGCAGCTAACAAGTGGGGCGCGGACTTCTATCTGTCAATCCATCACAATGCTGCAAACAAAGTTTTCAACGGTGGTGGCATCGTTGCTTACGCTTGTACTCTCGCAAGCCCGAAGTCGTATGAGTGGCAGTCAGCTCTCTATGCTGCGGCAATCAAGCATACGGGACTTAAGGGCAACCGTTCCAATCCTCTTGCAAGATCGAACTTGTATGAGGTACGCGAAACCAAAATGCCGGCTGTACTTATGGAGTGCGGCTTTATGGATTCCACCGCAGACGTACCGATCATTCTCTCGGAAGAATTTGCAGACGATCTCGCAAAGGCTTTCGCAGAGGTTATCGTTGAGAGAAGCGGCGCAACGAAAAAAGCACGTACTATGTACCGTGTTCAATGCGGTTGCTTCAGTCAAGAGGAATACGCCAAAGCACTTCTAAAGAGACTCGACGCGGCGGGTTTTGATGGCTACATAACTACGATGTGAAAGAAAAACAGAGCACTCTTTTGGGGTGCTCTGCTTTTTTGTATTAGTATATTTTCTACCTTTTTATTATATAGCTGTGTGTGAATTAGAGAATATAGGTCTTTTAAGTTGGGTTGAAACATTATTTATATGACACTTATATGACACAAAATGTACGAATTGCTTGATTTTATCAAGGGGCTCAGTTCTCCAAGAGATAAGAAAACGCGAAAATTTAACATTAGAAAAACCCTTGAAAACATTGATTTTTCAAGGGTTTTCTTCATTTTATCGTTCTTCTAAAATCGTTAGAATTTGGAGGGATATGACACACATATGACACACACATGACACAAAAAATTAGAGCATATTCAGCTCTTCTTTTAATTTTTCAAGTTCAAAGTGCGTATATACGATCTCGCCGATGCCTTTGCCGGAATGTCCTTGGATTTTTCGTCGCATAGCTTCGTCGAGCTTTTTTTCTTTCCACATTGTTGTGAAGGTGTGGCGCGTATCGTCGGGGAGGTGGCTTGCGGTCTCGCCGTTTTCGTTGGTGTATTCAAGTATGCCTATGTCGTTTAATATCGGAGTCCAGAACGAGTCCATATAGGAGCCGTGGTTGGTGTCGAAGTTGAATTTCCCGCCGCTCAAGTTGGTGATGAGGTATTCGTTCCCTTTGTTTATCCAATTCACAAAGAAAGGATAGGTCTTATTGTGGATCGGGACCTTACGCGCGGCGTTGACGGTCTTTCCTTTCTCGATGGTGAAGAACCTTTCCTCAATATCGACGGAGGAGCACTTTGTATTGAACAGCTCGCCCGGTCTTACGCCCGAGTATATGAGCATCAGTATGACTTGAACATAATCGTTGCCGTCTGACCATCTCCACAAGGCGTCAATCTCTGCATCGGTGAAGCGGTAATGCTTGGTGCTTTTTTCTTCTTTGCCTATATTCAGATATTCTACGATATGGCGGTCCTTTGGGATAATCTCGTTCATTACTGCAAACTCAAAAAGCTGGTTGAACATAATCTTCAGCTTTTTAAGAGTAGGGAAATTCTTGCCTGATTTGTCAACTACGCCTTGCAGGTGCGCGAGCTTGATGTCAGCAAATTTCATATCATATATAGGCTCGCACAGCTTATATGATGCCTTATAGCCGTTTATGTTGGAGGCGCTTATTTCCTCGAACTTCTTTGCCGACCACTTTTCGTATACTTCGGCAAAGGTGATCTTGTTTGCGTCGAGGTCGTAAGGGTTCGCGTTGTATTCTGACAGAGCTTGCAAGGCGAGCTGCCTTGTGGGGTAATATCCTATTGTGATGTATTCTTGTTTCGCTTTTTGTGTCTTCTCGTCTATTGTCCAGCCTGCCGTCTTTCTTGCTCTCCAAGGGTTTCGGCGCTTGCCGGAGAGCTTTGATACGTTTCCAAAACCATTTGGTAATCTCATTCTGTTACTCTCCTTTTTTCTTTTTTACGGTACCGATCATATCAATTATGATATTATATTGAGGTGCTCTTTTCTTATATGATGCCTTGATCTGTTAGAACGCTAACAGATGTAATAGTTACTATTAAAATTGATATGATAGAATAAATGATAATCAATATTCCATTATATGTAGACTTAGATAAATGCTTTTTAAAGCAGCGGTATTGCAGCTTTTCGAGCAATTCAACCATTAAGTAAGCTATAGTAATGATTGGGAAATAACCAGCAAGAGCTATTATCAACAAGATAAAAATAATTGTGAGTATAGCCTTAACAATAGTCCAAAATGTTATATCTTCTTTTGTTTCTTTTGCATTACTTGCGGTTTGATCGCTTGTGTGGCCATTCGAGCTATTATTGGTATGATCTGTTTTATCTTTGAAATCATACGGGCAATCTTTTTTACCGTCGCCGTCCATATCATAATGTTGGTGCGGACCCTCTCCGTGATGGTAGTGATATTCTCCTGTTGAGTGATCATAATGACCACCGTTTGCGTCCGTTCTTCCTCTGTGTAATGCTATTACCATAAGCACGGCAGATAGAATAAAAATAATTTTGTATAACCTATGCATTATTGTTTGAGCTTGTTATAATAATTGTGCAGAGATATGATCTCCTCTTTGTGTGTAAGGGTGAGGCGGAGGCGGTCAAGTTCGATCTCGAGGGCGACATTCTTGTCCTTGAGGCTGACATTCTCGTCCTGAAGGGCGACAAACTCGGCTTTGAGTTTATCATACTCCGCTTGAAGGGCGATAAGGTCAGTATTTGCAACTACCATCTTACTTTCCGCAAACAGATCGTCGAGGGAGCCGCCGAGGACGGCAACGATACGGCGAAGTGTGTCCATATATGGGTTATCCGTGTCGCCGGAGAAGATACGGCTGACGGTACGTTCGGGCAAGTTTGTCTTTTCCGCTATCTGCTTTGCAGACATTCCCGACTGTTTCTTGAGGTCTTTTAAGTTATCGAGCCACATTTCTTTGTCCTTCCGATATGTAAATTTTGTCTTTGGCGGGTGATAAAGTTGGGTATGGTTCGGTCAAGGTTGGGTATTGAAATTCGGGTAACAATTAGTGTATAATTTTGTCAGTTAAGCGTGAGACTAACTGAGACTACTTGAGACTGTTTGAGAATGTCACCAATTATATAATATTGGTAACAACCACGATGTGACACGTTTCGAGTAACAATTGGAGCATAATTGAGTCAGATAGCCGCCACGGGGGCGATTATTTGTAATCAAATATTGACGGTTTAATTAGCGTGTCTTATAATACTAATCAGAACGTGAGTTCGAAGATCGTGAGCGATGAAAGGAGACTTTAGCTATGACAGAACACGAAAAGGAATTGATACATATTATACGTAACTCGAGCGACCCGGAGAGGGCGCTTCAAACCGCAGTTTCCATTATTCTTGACTTTTTACAGCAGCCCGAATCATCTCCAAAACCATCGCCCGATTCTCTTCAGGAATCTGCCTGAATAATTTAAGTAACATTTGTTCTCCCTCGGTTAGTACAATCTGATTGGGGGAGTTTGTTTCTTCCTTAGTCTCTTCTTTCCAACCCATAAGATAAGCGGGTGTAGTTCCTAAAGCTTGAGCGAGAGCTGCAATTTTATCACGCTTCATATTAGCGATCATACCCGTTTCCCATTTACGGACTGTACTCTTTCCAACGCCTACAACGGTTGCGACTTGTTCTAATGTAAGTCCTTGTTGCTGACGTAATTCTTTAATTCTCCTTGCCATATTTTCAATAGCCATTTTCTTTACCTCCGTTCTGTCAATATTATAGCACAAAAGACACTTTTGTGCAACCCTTTTTGCGAATTTTCAAAAAAAGTTTCGTAAAAGACAAAAAACCTATTGAGATCGGAAGAG